TAAGCTCCAATTTCCCTCCACATATTCGTCGTATTCTAGATTTATATAGAGTGATTATTTAATAATGGTACAACCTATAGTTTCCATTGAGGGTACTAATGTTATAGAAAATGGTAAAAGTATTCCTATTATTAAATATACCCAGAAAGTTTTAAAAGGAACAAAAGTAGCATTAAAAGGATCTACTTCAGCTAGGTCAGTAGCCTTAAGACTAATGTCTGATTTTATCGCTACTAGAGCGGGGCTAAAAGAGGGTAGAAATACCTCTAACTTTTCAAAACCAAGTGCCCGTCCTGATATTCAAGGCAGTTTAACCTCTTTCTTAAAAGTTTTTGGAGTAGAACTGCAAAAAACAAGTTTAACTGGTGGGGCACAGGCTTTCTTAGAACTTAAACAAAGCACTTCTAAAGATAGAAGTGTCTCTGTTACTGGGCGAGCATTACAAAGAGGTTCATCAGAAGAATTATCATTTTTGGAACAATTTAAATTAGAAAGAGGATCTAAGGATGATGGCAGTGAAACATTTTTAGGACCTTTTATTAATCAACTCAAATCAAGCGATTTACATAACTGGTTAGACTCTGATTCTACTTTAAAAGAGAGTATAATAGTACAGATAGAACAAAAATTTGAAAACTTTGCCTTAATTGATTATTTAGATAAAGAACACGGAGGTCTTCCAAAAGTAAAAGTATTAGCTAATGCTGCCGAAGTATTAAATTTAAGAAAGTCTTTTAAAACTTCAGTTTTACTTACAGCAAGACAATCAAGAAGAGCCCAAGGAAAAGTATCTATACAAATAGATGCTAAACTATCAGATTCTGCCTATAACATATTTTTAGATAAAGCTATAGATGTTACTAAAAAATTCCACGATGCTTTAGGTGTTAACTTTAGTAGTCGTTTTTTAACTTATGCTGTCCAAAAATTTGAAAAAAGTAGTAAGATAAGTGCAGAAGACTTTTTAAAAGCTATTATTTCTATAGCAAAAGAATTTGAAAAAGGTAGTAATACTCCTTTAGTATATCAAACATTAATTCAAAAACAAAAACTTGGCAATTCTGGTATAACAGCTAATATAAACGTTCCTAAAGGAAGACAGAAAAAAGAAGCAAGTAAAACAATTTCTGATGCCCAAATGACCGCTTTAGTACAAAGAGAAACAGAGCGTCGTATGCCAAAAGGACCTGATAAAGGTCCTCCTCTAAGTCCTGTTGTACTAACGTACAGATCTGGTCAATTTGTAGAGTCTATTAAAGTTATACAAAATTTTAGGCAACAACTTATAACATATTATTACGCCCCTAATTATCGTGTTCATGAAAAACGAGGAGCAAGAGCTCCAAGACTTTTACTACAAGGGTCTATAAGAGATACTGTTAAGGCAGTATACGGAACTCGTTTTAGAATCGTAAGAGGTTTTTAAACTGGGCACGAATCTATTTTGAGAATTTAAGATTTGCTTTATAAAAATCAATTTGCTATACTATGAAAAGGTAGAAAATTAAATGGCGTTAAGTCGAAGAAAAGAGATTACTGAATTATTAGTATCTGAGTTAAAAAAGATAAATGGTAGTGTTTCTACATTTGACGCCTCTTATACATATAATTTAAATATTTCTAACAATTGCTTTCGTCGCATGAAATTTTTAGACGAAATTAACGATTTTCCTACAGTATGTGTAAATGCGGGCACTGAAGCTAGAGTTTACGATACATCAGGATTAACTACTGGAGAGCTAAACATCACTATAAGATCCTATGTTAGAGCAGAAAACCCTATAACCACAGCAGAAAGTCTCGCAGATGATATAGAGCATGTTGTTTATAACTTAGGAGATAGATCAGATATTGGAATGCTGGATATGACTATAGAAGGTGTTTCTACAGATGAAGGTTTAGTAGCTCCCTTTGGGATTTTGGAAATTGATATTTTAGCAAGATACCAATTAAATATATAAAGGAGTTAAAATAAATGGCTGCCCAACTTAACCTACAAAGAAACACTAAGGTGTTTATTTCCACCGTTGATTTATCAAACGGTGCGGCAGTTACTGCTATGAAACCAGCTAATACTTGGCAAGTAGAAATTCTTGCCGGTTATGCAGTTTCACAGTCAGCTGCTACTCAGGACATTACCTCTCTAGAAAGCGGTACTGCACCTGATCGTTCACAACAGAGATTTAATACAGCTATCAACCCAGTTGATTGGAACTTCCAAGCATACTTAAAGCCAACAGGTATGCAAAAAACAGCTGGCGGATCCAATAAACACGCTTCTGGTAACTCAATGCCAGTAGCTGACTGGTTTATGTGGCAAGCAATGATGAGTAGTACTTCTTGGGCTTCTGGTGCCGAAATCAGAAGTGCTTGGCAGGATGACGGAAAGTTTGCTCTTGGAACCCGAAATGCAGGTTCTAACGTATTTTCTCATACCTCAAACTTCTCCACTGCCTCTGAGTATCATCTATATGTTAAAATGGATAACGTTGTTTATCAAGTTTCTAACGCAACTGTTAACCAAGGTTCAATTGATGCTGCTATTGATGGTATTGCTACTACAACATGGACAGGTTTTGGTACAAACCTAGTAGAACTACGTTCTGATGCAAGAGATAATGCTATCTCTGTGTTTGGCGGTACACTAAATGATGGTTCATCTGTTACTGCTAACTCAAATGCATATGAAACAACTGCAGAAGCTTCATACCATCCTTGGAACTCTTATAACGTTTCTGGATCAATTTCTTCTGCAAGCTTTATTAAGAATAGACTTTCGACTATTGAAATCAAGCACGCACCAAGTACTACTGAAGCGGGTGTAACATTCACCTTCCCAGTTACAGCACTAAGTTTTGACTACAACAACAATATTACTTATCTAACACCAGAAGAACTAGCTTCTCTTAATGCTCCTATTGGACAGTTTGCAGGGGCTCGTGCAATTTCCGGCTCACTTAGCGCCTATTTACGTTCTGGTACAGATAATACCGCACAGTTCCTTAAGCAGGTTGTGGAAGATTCACGTACATCATCTTCTGCTACATCAAATGCAAACCTGGTTATTGGTGGCGCAACTGCACCTTATGTTGCACTAAACCTACCAGCTGTGCAGTTTGAGATTCCATCTCACTCAATTGATGACGTGATTGGAGTTTCTGTTAACTTCCTCGCACAAGAAACCGCAAAAGGTACTGGCGACGAACTAACAATGATTGTAGCAAAGTAAGTTAAATGAGCTTGAGGGGGCTTAATTTAATTTTAGGTGGGTGCTCACTGTTAACAAACGTCAAACTTGCCCCCTCAGTTTGACAGGCGTTGAAAACGGCAGTGAGCACCCTTTTTATTATAGAGGGGAAAACCAAAAAATGAGTTTAATTTCAAATTTAATCGCTAAGGAAACTGTTATTGACGTAGAGTTTCCAGATATTGAAGGATTTATCGTAAAGCTAGTATATCTTGGTCGTGATGACCTTATGAAGATTCGTAATACTAGTCTTACATATAAGTTTAATAAGCGCACTCGTCAGCGTGAGGAAGAAATTGATAACGATAAGTTTATCGAAGAGTATTCACGCAGAGCAATTAAGGGTTGGGAGGGGTTAAAAGTTAAGTCACTACCAAAGCTTCTCCCTGTAGATATTAGTTCTATGGATACAAATGAGGATGTTCCTTATTCAGAGGAAGATGCTCTTGATCTGCTAAAAAACTCTACTGTTTTTGATCAATTTGTAACAGATGCTATGAATGATTATGAGCAGTTTTCTATCGCTAAGAAAGAGTCTGACGTAAAAAACTCCAGAAGTACCTCCGCCACAACTTCCAAGCGGGAGGGATGACACAAGAGCAATATTTGCTAATGTGTGAACAGATGGGTTGGGATCCCGACCCTAATGAAATGCCAGCAGAGGTACAAGACTTAAGTTACGAAGCGCAACAAGCACTAAGATTATTTAACGCGTTACCCGACAAAATAGAGGGTATGAATGGAGTTTGGTTAGGTAAAGATTACGCAGGATTAGGTGATATTATGCGTATCTATAAAATTGAAGATAGCGAAAATGTATTTGAGCTTCTTCAAGTTTGTATTTCTGAGGCTTTTACACACTACGAACAACAACGTAAAGTGAGAGAAGCCGCATCAAGGGTGAGAAGATAGTGGCATCAATTAGAAACATAATTGAAACAGTATTTACAACTAAAGGAGCGGAGTCGGCAGCCGCTGCTACAGATAATGTTACAAAATCACAAACTAGACTTGGACAAACCAGTGCGTCTGCAGGAAGACAATTCTCTGCACAGTCTCAAGGATTAGGCGGATTAGTAGCTGCTTATGCAGGCGCTGCAGCAACAACCTTTGCTGTTACAGCAGCCTTTAATGCTTTACAAAAAGCAGCTCAGTTTGATCAAATCATTCAAGGTACTAATACCTTTTCTTCTGCTTTTGGTTCTTCTGCAGACCAAGTTATCTCTAATATTAAAAGAATTACTAGAGGACAGCTATCCCTTGTTGAG